TTTTCAGATATTTGTTTCATCAAACTATTAGCCATCCATTGAAAAAGTTTATACATGGAATACGAAACCCCTCCCAGCATTACTACGGGAAGTCCAAATCTCTCTGCGATACCTATCCATGTTTCCATTCATCTCCAATTGCCCTTTGGTTACGAAACCTGGGTGCGCTACGTTGAACGCACCCGTTTGGTTTCAGTTTACGTTACGTTATTTATGCGCCATCAACACTAAACTGCTTAGTGTACGATATAACAACATAAAAGTCTCCAGCGGCATGTGCCGAACTAACAAGTTTCATGTCATCATCTCCAGCATCGAAATTTGCCTTTGTGTCAAATATCTTTGTGGTTCTTGATAACAATCCATCTGTATTAGTAATACTTAAAGCCGTAGAAACTGCATCTGTACCATTCTTTAATGTAATAGTTTTAGATGCAACGCCACCACTTTCCTTAACAACCGAATAAACATCTATCACCTCAATGGAAATAGGGGTGCTAAGGGTTATGATTTTTGAGCTGGCAAGGTCGTTTACGTCAACAATAATTTTACCATCATACATGTATGCAGACTGAGTGCCAGCACCATCCGATGTAGCTGTTATTGGTTGATAAGGTAACTTCCACGCATTAGCGCTCGTTAGATTATTTGCAGCCATTTTTCATTCTCCTTATATTAAGACGGATTAGTCATTAAGATTAGGGAACTTTGGTTAATACTTGCCGTAGTTGGGGCAACCGCGCGAGTAGCATTGCCTTTTTTGAAAACATCAGCAACACCTGACTCACCAGAGGTAGCCTCTGTGAAGTATTCATTCCTGTTATAACCATTTATCTGCGCACCACCAATTTCGATCGTATTTGCATGATCGTCTACTTCATTAGTGAAATGCAGATCTCTTGCAACAGCCTTACTCATTGCGCTCTTACCAAATACAAGCGCATTTAGATTATTAGTTATGGTTGTTGGCTCAAACGATGTTGAGACTGTATCAAGACCAAAGTTTTCATTGGTCGTATCCCATCCACGAATACCAATAATGTCTTCATAGATAGCAAATCCAGCATAAAACGCTTGCGCACCAGCTAATTCTGGCATCTCAAGCATGCGTGAACTATATGCTTCACGATTTGCATTCAAGAAAGCAGTATCCGACATTAGGTTTTCATATTGATGAGGGTGAACTACCATGCACCAGTAAGGGTTGCCAACCTTAGTTTCCATTGTTGGGATCCTAAGATTCATGCATTTTGTTCTAAGTTGCATCAATATGTCAGCAGTTAGTTTTGTATCAGCATTACCAACAGATGTTGTTAATTCACCCGCAGTTTTTGTTTTCTTTTCTGTACCAACTGTGGTTAAAACACCAGTATCATTAATATACCAGTTAGGATGATACCTCATGTTAAGACCAAGACCATCATCATTCGTACCAATCGACAAGTTAGGTGAAACACCTTCGTAGAATGATGCAAATATTGCTTGGTTCTCATACTTTGCAAACCATCTTGATAGCTGTTTTTTAGACTCATCATAAAGTTTATATAACTTTTGACGTTGCTCTGACATTTGGCCAGATCTTTTCATTACTGCTTTTCTATATTGATTAACATAGGTTCTTAACCAATCAAGAGACTGATCTTCTCCAGTACCTTTTAGCAAGGTATCCCCAAAAACGGGCGATCCAGTTAATTCTCTTAGAAATGGAACTAACATATTGTCACGACCTTGTGCAATAAAATCATTTAATACTTCTATTGGATTTCCAGAAGGAGTATAAACTTTATTACCATTGTCATCACTTGAGATGTCAACATTTCCAGAGAATTTTGCGAAGAATGTATTGTACCATGTCTCTTTGGCAAGAATCTTGTTAAGTATTGCTACATTACCAATCCAATTTTGATTAGTTTCCAAGATTTTCTCCTTTATCTATTTATTTTTTTAGATAATGCATTCAACTCTTCAATAGACAATCCATCAAGCGTTTTGTCTAATTCTTTAGGACTTAGGTTTTTAATATTAACCAGTTTTGCGTTTTTGCCAGATCCAGCAACATCCACCTTAGGATATGTCTTAGATTCAGCTTTCGCAATTTCCTCACGAACTTTTTCCTGTCCTCTTAAATGATAAAAAGACGCAACCTTTTCAACACCATAGGTATCAATAAGGCCTTTATGGAAACTATCCGGGGACAATCGCCCATTAGAATGATAGTTTAATGCATTTTCTGTGACTACACTATACTCCTCATCAGTTAAATCAATGCCTTCCTGTCTAAATGCTTCACGTTGAGCCTCTATCATATTCGCATTATCTTCAGCGTTAAACCTATCATCTAACGCCTGTTCCGTTTTTTTATTCAAAAGATCGTTTTCAATGTCTGCAATTAAGGCTCTTTGGCTTGCAAGCTCATCAGTTTCATAAGGATCTATCTCAAGTAGCTTTTCGCGCTCAATAGCGAGGCCCGCTTCCAAATCTTCGGAAGTCAGGGTTTCTAACATTTGCTCGGAGCTTATATCCTCAGGTTTGATGTTCTGTACAGTATGCCTAAGATTACCTAATTCGTTACCTTGTTCACCTATCTTTTGTTGTGCATTTAACAGCATTTCAAGTAACTCTTCACGACTTTTTCCACCGTGCATAGGAGTATCTTCTTCGGCAGTTTTCAATTCTGGTTCTTCAGCCGGTTTCTCCGTTTCTGGTTCTCCTTGCGGTTCAGATTCGGTTCCTTCTTTTTGAACTTCTATGAATACTTCACCATCTTCCTCTATGATCTTACTCTCTTTGTCCGCCCCATTTAATGGAGTGGGTTCTTCCGGTTTAGGATCGGCATTTTCCGTCTCAACGGGTGCGCTTTTATCCTCAGGACTTTCGTCCAATTGTGACTTCAAATCATCTATTTCTTGTTGTTGCTCTTCATTAATCATTATTTTGCCCTTTTAATTGTTAGATCTTGTCTTTTTTTCTTTTTCTTTTTCTTTCTCTTATCCTCACCTTTTCTCTTATTCATGAGATAAGTTATCATACTTTTTGGTAAATCTCTATATTCCGCGGGAACATCTTCCCAATTCCACGAAAAATCGTCCATACTGAAACCCCAAGGATCTTGAAATGCTTGATGCGAAGGTAAACCCCACCTTCCACCACCACTTTTAAGATCAGCACCAAGATAAGACTTATTATCCTCTCCCTTTTTTCCAACATCTTTTGCATCGCCACCTCCGGGCTTAGTATCAGGTTTAGATGGAGATTTTGGAGCTGTCGGTGTTGTTGGAGCTACTATTGGAGTTACTACCGGATCAGGTTTTACCGGATCCTTTGGTGGATCAGGCTTTACTGGATCTTTTGGTGGATCAGGTTTTACCGGATCTTTTACCGGATCTTTTACCGGAACTTTTGGCGGAGTAATAACTATCGGTGCCGGATCTTTAGATGGAGTTGAAGGTTTCGATGGAGTTGAAGGCTTGGCTGGAGTCTTAGCCGGCGCTTTAGCTGGTGCCTTTACTGGAGGCTTAACATTATTATACCTCATGCTCACCTTAGCTTTTCCATAATTTTTTCTCTTACTTACCTTTGCCTTTGCCATCTTAATTTCTCCCCATTTTTTTCTTTAACTTATCACGTTTTTTTTCCCACTTATTCCTTTTCTTAATATAAAGAGGCTTTTTTTCATTCAATGCATGGTCAGCCGTCCATTGAGCATCTTCCTTATCTTGAGGAAATGGAGGTTTTACCAATTTGCGTGCTTTTCTTTGATACTCTGACGGTATATGCCAATCTACTCGTTTCTTTGGAAGATCTTTTAGTGCCAATTCTCTTGCCTTTTTTTGACGCGCATCATATATAGCTCCGCCGTCACCTTTTAATTCCTTAACAACATCTAAAACAGTCATCACTTTAGGATTTACCTCCATCTTCTTATATGGATTGCCTTCTTGATGTACGCCACCCACTTTCACTTTCGTCTTATTATTCTTCTTACTAACTTTCTTTTTCTTTGGCAATGCCCAAAATCTTTTTTTCGGTTTACCCTTCTCTTTTTTTGGTGGTTTTGAGAAAACTGGAATTTTCCCACCAGTAATAACAGAATCTTGAGGATTTAAATTCGCCTTAGCTTCTGCATCAAATTCAGCTTTTCTTTGAGCTAAAGAAGAACTACGCGATTCACCTTCCCCTTTATACCACCTCAATCCTTCAGGGGTGCTAACTTCATACATTTTTTTTATACCAGTTACTCCATCTTCATATGTGTTTGGACCATGCACTCTTCTTCCCGTTAAATTAGCATTTCTATCCACATTTTTCCCATTTTTTGTAAGAGTCCTTGTTCTTGTCGTTTGATTATTCTTCGTGCTGACTGTCGGCCTTGTCATATGCCTACTTTTAAGATCTCTCCTATAAGCATCATCAGCCTTATAAAGTGGAGGTTTATTCGATTTCTTTTCTATCATTTTTTTATAAACCGCCTTCTTGCCCATTTTCTTTAATGGAGGCCTATATGTCGCCATTAATTGATGAGTAGGCGCTCCCCTATAAGTTTTAGGAGGGTTCTTTACGAGGGTTGACCGGCTCGGACCTCCCTCAATACCTTCATGTGATAAACTTTTCCCTTCAACCATTTGATTTTTTTTCTTTTCATATTTTTCAAGCCCTAATGCAGACAAGTTAAATTTTTTCGATTTTTTTGCCCATTTCCTTGCTATTTTTGGATAATTTATCTTCAAGAAAGTCTCCTGTTTTTTAGACTTAAACGGCATTAAGCCGAGCCTTTGTTAGCTGACGCGGCGATTTTTTGCGCATCAAGTTTTAATTTTTCCTGGTCAGTAGCCATACCTCTCTGGATCTTCATGTTGTCAAGCGCTTTTTTAGTCATTTCAAGCTGTTGGAACTGTTCTTCTGTTGCACCTTGTTCCTGGGCGGCCTTAGCCTGGGCTTGCATCAAGTTTTCTATGTAAGCTATCATCTTATCTGCTCCTGATACTGGAGCGTTCTCCAGTAGAGTCTTAATGTCTACAAATTGAGGGTTAATTTGAGATATAACATTAACCAGAGCTAACATTCTATTGAAGTTATCTTCTTTAGAGGTTATGTTATCATCTCCCTCGTCAAGCTCTACAAACAATGACGCATTTTTCATGTCATTTATAACTCGACTACCATAGCTTAAATTAATTAATTGCTGTGTATATACGTTCTGCTCTCCGAGTCTTAAAAGTACTGTCCTATCTGTTTCCGCATAAGCATAAGAAAAGTTATCTACAAAATCTTCTGCAAGAGCCTTTCTTAGCCTGGAAACATTTTTAAAGTACGGATTTATAGCCGCCGCCGCTCTTTGTACTTTTTGCTCAAATAATACGCCAGACTCACCGCTTCGAGCAGTCTCTCCCCGCATGGCCTCAGAAATTAACGATACCCTATTCGCGTAGTTGAAGGAATTTTCTGCATTATTTAAGACGTCAGGAGGAATGACGCCAGGAGGTAATTTTTGAGGCATTACTGCGGGATTGTTTAACTCATAAATCTGGTTTGGCTGATTGCCTTTTTGCTTTAATTGTTTTATTGCATCTTTTTCACGCTTATCTATAAATACACCACCTGACAATAACTGCGTAACATAATCCCTGGTTTGAGATTTAGCCTTATTGATGTCATCTTGCACATCGATCAAAAGATCTACAAGCGATGTTTGTTCTGTGATCTGTATATTGTTATTATATGAAAAAAGCGGAAATACATCAAAGTTAGGTGCTGGCTGATCCAGGACCTTATGAAATAAAATTACATCTTCAAAATATGGGCAAATAGTAGTTACAGATATTGCATCTTCATGGGTTTCGGAAATTTTTTGCACAACATCTTTCATTTCCTCATATACTTCTTCAGTAACCTTAAAATAGCTTTGACCATCAAAAACATTTAACATTCTTCGAGTTACACGTTCCTGGAATTCTAATATTTTATATCTATCATTTTCTTTATCGTAACCGCCCTGGTTAGACGAATAATCTTTATTTGTAAACCTTTGAAACGCTATTGAGAGTTGATTGTACCATTTTAGATCTGCTGATGTTTTTATAACATCTTTTTTTATGTGATATTTTTCTTTTAATATTTCAAGTGGCTCCCATCCTTCCTTTATGATCCATCTGCATTTTTTTAATTTATAATCCGAGGCTCTGGTTTCAGGATCCACATAAATTCTCATGTTATTTGGAATTGAATACTCAAAATCCAAATACCCATCTGTATTCACCTTAAAATTTCTCTCTACCCATCCGCCCATACGGGTACAAAGTGCGTCCATAAAAGCTACCTGAATTTTATCTTCAAGCTCCTGTTCGTCCACAAGAGCGTTCCATCGTGATTGATATATATCACATAAAGCAACGCTCTCAATGTTCGTTGGTTTCATTCGCGCACGCTTTTTGTTTAATTGTTCGTTTCCGATCAACGTCGATAAGATTGGGACTATTATGTTGTACGTCAATGCGGGCTTATTTGCCGCTTTAGCGGCCGAAATTTCTGCGGAGGACCAGGATTCGTTATTTACATATCTAACTGAAGTTTCTGATTTTTGTATTGCGGTCGAATATGCGTCAAGCGCAAAAGTATACGCTTTTTTAACCTTAATGGCTTGTGGTTTTAACTGATCGTCGTTCAAGCTATTTTCCAATTCTGGCTGTTTTTATCTTTTAATTGTTTATATCGCCAGCCCTTTTGCTCCTTTTTATCTTCTACTTGAGAAGGGAGAACCTTGGTACAACCGTACCTCAGCGCATCATAACTATGATCTTCAGACTTAGTATCAATGTCTTCTGGATCGTTTTCAGCTCCGGGTAAATTAGGAATTGTTTCGATTGAGTACAAACAACTTTCTTTAAACCTGACGCGAGGTTTTCCGTTTTCCGGAATATCAAACGCATCATATACCACTTT